GCCTTTCTATTGATTATCTCAGTTAAACGCTCATTCATTCTACCTGACTCAGCAAGATTGCTTTGCCAGACAGGATGATAGGGCATTAATTGATAGATATCCTCTTTAAAAGTCTCTCCTTGGTTTACGGAGACCTCGGCAAAGAACTGTTTCATACGATTTTGGAAACCAATTAGGAATCCTTTCGTATCTTCATTTCTTTGCATGATCTCTCTTATTAAGGTTCTTTCAAGTAACCAATCTAAATATTCTCTAGCATCGACAGTGTCGTTGTTAGGGAATGGAAACCATGATGTATCTTGTTTCTTAATAAGATTCAAGATTTCATCTGTGTTACCAGTTTTCAAATATTTCCAAACTGCTGAAAATTCAGCAGCTCGGTTTGAAAACGATTTAGAATGTTTTACATGGAAGCCCATAGTAAGATAAAGATCATAAAGTAAACCAGGCACATTATTGAATCTTCGAGCAGGTGTTCTCTCAACGATAGAATATATCATAGGTACTAATAAATGGTATTTCTTCCAAGAGGATACTAATCCTCTTAAAGGGATACCAGTTATTTCATATCCATGACTTATCCATCGTTTCGCGAATTCGTACGTATGTTGTGAAGCATGCGTCTTGTTCGTTGAGATTCCTACTCCAAGAACAGACAAGATCTCACAATACTTGTTTGATACAGCTGTATCTGCTATAACTATATCATCACCTAATAGCATATAATCTTTAAAAGGCATAGTTTTACCTATGGCTTTTGCAGAATATTGTACTACTAAGTGGTGAGTTAAAGCAAATATAGCCCATGAACTATATGCTCCCATAGGTTGACCAGCACAGTATTTTACTGTACGGTTTTCCCATGGAACATATACTTCATAATCAACAAGTAAGCTTGACCATGCCCCTGCAACCTCTTCAGAAGATAACTCTTGAAACAACAATTGTTGTAATTTAAGAGGAAATCTATCTGTAGCGGCTGTAAGATCTATACTATGGTAGGGTCCTTCTTTCTTGATCATAAATGGATTTTGATCGAAAGTTCTATCTTCTGGAATCATTCTTAATAGATTGAAACCAAAGTTATGAACTCCTTTCAAGGCCATTTGTGACCAATAATCGAAGATACATATGATTCGAGCTTTCCCTTCAGGATCGTTCACAATAGATAGTTTACGTAAGTAATCTACATATTCT